AGCGGCAGTCTCCGGCACGGCTCGTGCAGTTGGCTCTACTATCGCTGATGTAGCGGCTGGTGACAACGGAGCAGTTAAGCTGTTCTACCCAACCTTTTTTGCAACTTGTGACACGGCGATTGCTGTTGGTGGTCTTGTGGCTACTAGCACGGCTGGCCTTGTGACAACTGCGGCGGCCAATGTTGGCATCGTCGGAGTTGCTCTCGAAGCCGGGGCGGCTGATGCAGTAATCGAAGTCGCAGTTCCCTTAACCCAGTAATTTAACCAACCAAGAAAGAATATAATACAATGAGTTATATCGCAGGCGGTTCAACAATTCGTGCCGACATCAACCAAGCGTTGATCGAAGCCCCTCAAGCCGATGTGGGCTTGATCGGTTCACAACTCCTCCCCTTGCAGAATGTAGATGCAAAGAGCGGAACTTACCTAAAAGTCCAACTCGGAGGTGCAGACCTCTTGACCAACAATGCAACGGCTCGTGATGCTGGCTCGCAATACAGCCGAGGGATTCGTTCCTTTAGCTCTGCGAACTACTCGACCGATGAGTTCGGCCTAGAAGAATTGCTGGACGATTCAAGCGTGAAAGATCTCAACAGATTTTTTTCGTATGAGTCCGAAACTGCCAAGTTCTTGCTCCGTCAGTTGAAGCTCTCCCACGAGAAGCGGGTTTCCGATCTTCTCTGGAACGCAACGACTCCCTTCACCATCTCCGATCAGACTCGTGCAGTAGCCTACACGAACACGAACATCGCCACGGTTGATGTGGCTCGTGACGTAGCGGCCGCCAAGCTCGCTCTTAACCAGTATGGTTATGAAGTGAATTGTATTGCGATGTCTGCCAATGTGTTTGAGTTGATCAGACGCTCCACCCTCTTGCAGAATCAGTTCTTCGGAGTTATCTCGAATACTGGTGCTCGTTTGCTCTCCGAACAAGAGATTGCGGCGGCTCTGGGAGTTCAGAACCTCCTCGTTGGTCGTGCGGCGATCAACTCTGCTGGCAAGAATAAAGCCTACTCTGGTTCGTTCGTTGTTCCAGATACCAAGATCATCGTAGGTCAGATTGCTGGTGGTGAGTTCACCGCCGGTGGAATCGGACGCACCTTGGTCTGGTCGGGTGACTCGGCTGGTGGTTTCGTTAGCGAAAGCTACCGTGACGAAGCTCGCCGTAGCCAAGTGTTGCGTGTGCGTATGAACACCGATGAGGTCGTGATTGACCCCAATGCGGCGGTTCGTATCACCACCAACTACTCCGCAAGCTAAAGATTGTTGTTGGTTGTTTCCTCCGAAGAAGGGGGAGCAGGGGAAACCTTGCTCCTCCTTTTTCTTTGACATAAACAAGTAAAACTATGGCGGGAAATCCTTATGATAATTAAAAGCAGTATTCGCATTGGTAGAATTGGAATTGGGGTATCCCCTACAATAGCGTCATTGTTACTGCATATGGACGGCTCTAACGGATCAACCACATTTACAGATAATTCACTAAACGCATTAACTGTTACTCCGAATGTCTTGGCTCAAATAAGCACAGCACAATCTAAATTCGGTGGTGCATCTGGATACTTTTCATACAATGGAGTTTCTGGATCAGACAGTTGGTTAAGTATAGCAAATAATACAAACTTTGAATTTGGAGCTGGAGACTTTACAATAGAATGCTGGATACGGCCAGATAGCATAAGTAATGCAAAAGCAATAATTTCAAAAGGAAACACAGGCACAACCAATGACACTACTTGGACTCTTGAGTTCAATGGTGCTGAAGGCTTAACATTTTATGGGCCGCCAGAGCTTACTCCATTAGTCGAAACAACAACATCTTTTGTTCCGGCGACTTGGTATCATATTGCCGTAACAAGAGAAAGCTCGACATATCGTATTTTTGTTAATGGAGTTTTGGAAGATTCAACAACCGTTTCAAACGAAATGCTGACTGGCGGGCCTCTTATAATTGGCTCTGGATGGTTTGCTCCCTCTGATAGAGGATTTTATGGATATATAGACGAATTAAGGCTTGCAAAGGGTTACGCCGCCTATACATCAACATTTTCTCCACCAACACAACCATTCGTAAATCCATAAATTTTAGAATGAACGAATAACTAAATTGATTTAATTGACACTCTACAGCACCTAGAAATCCTACTCATAGTGAAATATCCTATATCTGTCTATCTCATCGCTGGAAATGAAGAAGAGTATATCGCCAGATGCCTTGAGTCGTTTAAGCCCATTTCAGCGCAGCTTGTTGTTTGCATCGCTAGGGGGAACGCTGTCCCAGATAAAACAGAGGAGATTGCGAGGGGGTTGGGTGCGAAGATTGTCCACTATACCAACAAAAACGATTGGCCTCATATCGATGATTTTGCCACGGCAAGGAACACGGCGTTAGAGGCTTGTTCTAGCGAATGGTGTTTATGGGTTGATGCTGACGATGTGATGGCCGAGGATGGGGCAAGGGTAGTCGAAGAGGCTATTGACCTTGCAGTTCAAAAAGACGCTCACCTCGTGGCGTTAAAATATTGGGTTGAAAATGCCGGATTGTTACCCCTTCGAGAAGAAATATCCAAGAAGGGCACTTGTTACTGGAAGAACCGAGTCCACGAAATGCTTGTTTGCAGAGAGCCAAACAAGACGATTGGCATAGACAAGATTTTCCGAATCCACAAGCCCGCCGGGTATAAGCCTAAAAGTGCTGAAAGGAACTTTAGAATCCTAGAGGACACGCTATCTACCGCCCCCAACGCCCTCTACTACCAAGCCCAAGAATACTTTTTGTCTGGTAAATACGATAAGTGCATTGAGTCCAGTATGCGAGCCTTGGCCTTCCCAGAGCTAGAGGACACGCTTCGCTATGATGTTCTTTGTAACCTTGGGCGATGCGTTCCAGAAAACGAGAGGCTTTCATACCTTGGGCAAGCCATATCCCTGCAACCCGATAGGCGAGAGGCTTATTTTTATATAGCAAATCATTGGGCGGGGAAAGGTAACTGGATAAAGGCTTATGGTGCTGGCAGGGCTTGTATGGCGTTGCATCGTCCCAAAGCCCACTACTGGAATCTTGTGGAGGCAATCTACAACTGGCAAGCTATGGACTTATATGAGACGGCATCGGTGTGTGTTAATGAGATGGGAGAGGCAGAGAAGATTCGCAAGATTAGACCAACCCCCAAAATCTCAATCGTTCACGCCACAAGAGGGAGGCCACAAGTCGCTTGGCAGAGGCGTTGGCAGTGGCTTTCCCTAGCCCAAAACCCATTAGAGATTGAGTGGCTGTTTATGGTCGATCATAACGACCCCATCGACTACACCCCCCACCAAGCCATTAGATGCAACCCCGGAGGCATAATCAACGCTTGGAACGCAGGGGCAAAAATAGCCAAAGGGGAGATTATCGTTCAAATGAGCGATGACTGGACACCCCCCCGCCATTGGGATGCCCTAATTTCGAACGCTATTGGGGATACAACGGAAGAGAAAGTGCTGGCAGTATCTGATGGCCTACGGCAAGACAAGCTCCTCTGTATGGCGATTCTGACGCAATCTAGGCTCAAGAAGCAGGGGTATCTATTCCACCCCGACTACCAAGACTCGGACGGCATCTATTCAGATAATGAGTTCACAGAATCAGCTTACCAAGCTGGTGTGGTTGTTGAGGCTAGGCATATCCAATTCAAGCACGACAACCCCTTATTTACCGGGGGGCAACCAGACGAGCAATTAAAGCACCACAACAAACCAGAATTCTACGAGAAAGGAAAAGCGATCTATGAAAAACGCAAAGCAAATAATTGGATGTAGGAAATCGAAAAAGGGGGAGAATATGAAGGGGCTTGGTATGATTACCTTCGGCAAGTCTAGCGTAGACAAAACAAAGTATGTGCTAGTGGATATTACCTATGATGATAAGGCTGCGAAGGAATTGTATGAGGCTGGGATGCTTGCCTTAAAGCACGACCCAGAAGCCGTGATTGAGTACGCAATCAAAAAAGCATTAGCTGGGATGGCAAAATGCAAGAAGTAACCATTCACGATTCATTCGGGAAAGCCCTTGCAAAGTATAGCGAGGGACTAGAGGTTGGCCTAGAGATCGGGGGAGGAACTGGGGATGGTTCGACTCAATGTATTAGGACAAAAAGGCTATTCAGCATTGAGAACCACCCAGACCGCATCGGTAGGCACTCAATGAACCTATCTGCAAGAGGTGGCGTTTCGGTCAAGGGAACTGCAACCCTTCCTAAACTCTGGATGAACCAACTAGATGTAGCAGAATTTTACGGAACAAATAAAACAAATCTTAATCAATATCCGTTAGATCAAGTTATTGGATGGTATCACGAATGCGTTGAATCTGCCGAACCTTACAGCACCAACGCAATCGAGGACATCCACTTTGAGCATAATGTAGATTTTAACTTTGTTCTGATTGATGGCTCACCCTTTTCTGGTGAGGCCGAACTTCGTTGCGTAAGGCCATTCCTAGCAGAGAAGGCAATCATCGCCTTGGACGATGTGAACGACATCAAGAACTGGGCGAACTACCACAAGCTCAAGGGATTCGCGGAACTACTCTGGGAGGATTGGTCGGTGCGTAATGGTGCGGCCATCTTCCAATTATGATCATTGTTCAAATCGGATGCAACAATGGGAAAGATCACATCTTAGATTTTTGCCAAAAGAACAGGAAGGGCATTGAGCAAATACACCTCATAGAACCAAACCCAGAAGCACTTGAGGATTGCAAGGAGACATATTCAGATTTCAAGCAAGCGAGATTCCACAACCTTGCGATTGTACCGAATGATGTTGATTCTGTGGATTTGCACATTCCACGCACAAAGTCGCTAAACGCACACGCTTCGACATTAAAAAATCACTTAACAGATCACGGCCATATAAGTTTTGATACAATCAATGTGCCGGCGACAAGCCTTGCTAGTTTCCTCGATTCAAACAAAATTGAGAAGTGCGATAGGCTCTACATAGACGCAGAAGGCTTGGATTGTGATATAATACTTAATCTTGATATTAAAAAATGTAATATCACAAGAATCGAATTTGAGACTCTTCATTCCGATGGATTTCTAACAAAGGGGCAAAACTACAACTCTTGCACTGAGAAACTAAAAACCCTCGGATACAAGGCGACAGAGGCGGGCGAATATAATGAGGCTTACGAACTATGAACCATATCATCGCAGACTTTGAGGAAGATTGGTTTAACTCTCCCAATGTCTATAAAATGCTTGTAGAGAATTGCAGAGAGGATGGGAAGATTGTTGAGCTTGGGGCGTGGAAGGGAAGAAGCTCGGCGTTTCTTGTTGTAGAGGCATACAACAAAAGCCCAAGGATTAAGATTCACATTGTTGATACTTGGGGTGGAAACCCCTTTGATGGCTCACAAGACAAATCAACTGACCCATATTGTAAGTTCATCTCCAATATGTCTGACCTTGAGGGACTCTACCAAGCCCACAGAATGACAACAAACGAGGCGGCAAAGCTATTCGAGGACGAATCTTTAGATGCAGTTTTTATAGACGCAGATCATTCATATGAAGCCGTAAAGCTAGACATTCAAAACTGGATGCCGAAAGTTCGCAGGGGCGGGATATTGGCTGGACACGACTATACTTCCGCTTGGCCGGGGGTAATAAGGGCAGTCGATGAGATATTCCCAGAGGCTCAAAAAATAGACTATTGTTGGGCAAAACAATGCTAACCATTTTTACCATCGTTCTCAATGGGATGCCCTATATCCAGAGGCATCTAGCGGAGTTTCAAAAGCTAAAGATTCCTTGGGAATGGAGGATTGTCGAGGGAGTTAGTGAGCCTCTGGGATGCACTCGTTGGTGTAAGCAAATACCAGAGAAGTACCATAAGAACTTTGTAAGCACGGACGGAACGCACGAATATCTTGAGAGTATTAGGGGCGAGAATGTTTCAGTCTATTGGCAAGCAAAGCCTTTCCCCGGTAAGCTGGCGATGATTAGCGAAGCGTTGCGAGGGGTGGAGAAGGGCGTTGTGATGGAGATTGATTCGGACGAAATATGGAGAGCCGACCAGTTAGATGCAATCTTTGGGCATCTCAAGGGTTGTGAGGAGGGGCGAGCGATGCAGTTCCATTGTAACTATTATGTGGGTCAGAATAAAAAAGTAGTCACTAGGGAGGGATTTGGCTCAAACTGGTACGAATGGTTTAGGGCTTGGAAGTGGGGCAGGGCAGTTGAGTTTGTTAGCCACGAACCACCCAAGCTGAATATCCAGTCGATGATGATTCCAAGGGGGGTGACTGAAACTTGGGGGCTAATCTTTGACCACTTCGCCTACGCCACAAGGGAACAAGCACAATTCAAGGAAGATTTCTATGGATATAAGGGGCTGGTTGAGGGGTGGGAAAAGCTACAACAAACCACAAGCCCAGTTAGGTTAAGGGATTACTTCCCATTCATAACAGATAAGAGCGTTGTCGATGAGTGCTAAAACAATTAAATACTCGCAGAGGTTGGGGGATGTGCTTCGTTGTCTACCAGCCGCAAAGTATCTAGCCGACCAAGGCCACGAGGTTTTCTTTGATTGCTTCGACCAGTATCACGGAGTTTTTGATTTGGTTAGTTATGTGAAGGCTGGGGGCAGGGGTGATGTTTTAGATTTGGAGATATGGCCGAACAGATACAACGACTTCATCAAAAGCAGAAAGAATTGGCACGACTTTGTTTATAGCCATCCAGACATTAAAGAAGCAGACAAGACTAACATCATCCTAGATAAGCTAGACGATAAACCAGCCGAGGGACTCCCAGAGACTTACAACCTAGTTGCCCCTTTTGGCATATCCCAAACATTCTACCGCAACCCGCTAACCCTAATCCAAGACGCAGTAAAAGAGTTTGGTAAGGAGAGCGTGTTTGTTTTGTGTCCACCAGACATAAAGATTCAAGGTCTAAACACCTATACGGCACAATCGGTTGAGCAAATGGTGAAGGCGATTAGGGGGGCAGATCGGTTCTGGGCGGTCAATTCTAGCCCCATCATAATAGCCTCTGCGGTAAGGAGAGAGAAGGAAAGCAAGTTCTGGGGCGAGAAAAACGAGTCAGAAGTTCAGAATGTTTTTCACTTTCAAGGGCTAGTAAGGATGGATTGACATAAGGGGTGATTTTATGGCTGGCACTATCAGCACCTCCTACTTTGCAACGGACTTGACCTATATGATTCAAGACCTATATCAATCCGTGACTGGATTGGGTTCGTCCTCTGTTTCTGCTTCTGTTACAGACTTAACAACGGCCAGCGAACTTGAGATAGGGGGCGAGGTGTTTAGGGTAACTCAAAGCCTAGTCGTTTTAGCTTCTGGAATCTCTGCCCCAGTCATCGGCTCTCTTTGCACGGTTAGCGGGGTGGAGCGTATGATCGGAGGATTTTCGCAAAGCACAGATGGCCTCTCCTTTACCATCGAACTTGCGGAGATTACGACCTAATGGCCTCGATAGAGAGGGAGGTTGAGAATGCCCTCCTTAATGTTGTTTCTGGGATTACTGGGGTGAACTTCTTTACGAGTGAAAGAGGCACTGCAAGAACGATGCCGAGCGTCACGGTTCAAGCACAAATTAGTGGCGAGGAGGTTATGCCCTTTTCTGGCGTATTCAGAACTCCGGCCTCCATTACTTATGTCGTAAGGGCAGACACAACCGCAAGAGCAGACTTTGATGCCAAGTTTTACGACATCCTAGAGAAACTCTATCGTGACCCAGACTTGGCGAGCTATCTAACTGACAATTCAAACATCACTTTTTATGTCGCAAAAGTAATAGATGATAGTCCTGCAATAAATGGTCAAAACCGAACTTGGTCAAGAGCTATGAACTTAGACATCATAGCAACAGCAAAAAAATGACAAATAGCGTCCAAATCAATGTAGAGGATGCTTTAGACGATCTCCTCGCCAACATCCCCAATCTCAATGTTTATAAGACTAATAGGGTTGGGGCAAAACTATTCCCATTCGCCACAATATCGGCTTCGGTTGTGGGTCAGTTGCTTGGCAACTATACTGGGGTTTATGAGGTGGCCGTTACAATCGACTACTCCGACACGGCGGCCAAGATTAGCCAAGAGGCTTTTGACGCTGAATACTGCTCAATCTTTGAGGCGTTCTACTCTGAGACTCCCACCCTCTTTACCAAGATTCAAAACAACATAGTCGATACAAAGGTTTATACAGCTCGGATTACTGGTCAAACTCCAACCATTAGAACTGCTAAAAGGGCTTGGCAAAGGGGTTTGAAGATGAGCCTTATTTGCACCCCATCAGAACTAGACGATGGCTTGCGATCTTTGAACTTCTCACAGATACAAAACTCAATGTATGTGGCAGTCATTTAACAAGGGATAAGGCTATATGGCACTTTCAATTTTAGACGGCAACCAGTC